ATTGTGATTTAATCATAGAAAAATCAAAGAACCTAACTTTCAATGAAGCAACAATAGGCGAAGATGGAATCGCAATAAATAATACTCAAAGAAAAAGTGATGTAGCATGGATATATTCTAAAGATTTCCCGGAACTATATGAAGAAGTGTGGAAACTTGAAAGAGAAGCAAATAAAGAGTGGTTTGGATTTCATATAGATAATCTTGAGTATATTCAGTTAGCTAGATATAATGGTGCTTTAGGTGCCGAATATAAAAAACACCACGATGTCTTTTGGATTAATAAAAGCACAAGACATAGAAAACTCAGCGCAGTCATACAACTTTCAAATCCAGATACATACACCGGGGGTGAGTTTAAACTTTATGATTGTGATGAATATCCAAACCCAGAAGATATCAAGCAACAAGGAACAGTTATATTTTTTCCTTCATTTATTTATCATGAAGCAAATCAAGTTACTTCTGGAATACGACATAGTTTAGCACTTTGGTTTGAGGGTCCAAAATGGCGGTAAACTCAATAAATTCAAATATTTAGTATAAAATGTTAAATATTTGAAACTATTAATTAAATTATTTATAATGCCTATGCCTACGTTTTGTAGCGTATTTACTGCGACCACCACTTTGTGATTCTAATTCAGCAATTAATCCTGTAATATGGTAAAAACGTGCCTCTGCTAGTAATTCCTTGCGTTTTGATGGATTTAGTTCTGGAACCATGTTTGTGTCGCGCAAATAATTGAGAATGTGACGAAAATGAGTATGATCCCTGTCGATTAAAATACTGTTATCATTATAACGCAGGACAGCGTCGTGTTCAGCAATTAGGTCGGCAAATACCTCATTCTTTTGCAGAGTATTACGACCAGTTAAAAATATCGTTCCTCCTATATTTAGAATAATCGTATCGCTCTCTTCTTCTGCCATTTATTATAATATAAATAAAGAAAAAAATAAATTTAACACTCTTAAAATAACTATACTAAAATTTTACAGGAAATTTATTTTTTCTTAGATTTTTTAGAACTATCCAATTTTTCTCCTAATTTATTAGTTACTTCCAAAAACTCTTTGTAAGCAATTTTTAACTCTTTTAGTTCTTTTAACCACATTTCTTCAATAGCACATGCTTTAATAGTTTCTAATTCATCATTTTTATTTTCATATTCATTCATTAGTTTGGCAACATTTTCCTTACAAACCGAATCCATAGGCAACTTAACTAAGTAATTGTAATCTCCATCTCCCAAATCAAATTTAAATTCACACATAAGACTATAAATTTCTGGCTTTGATTTTTTACGCAAATCAATCTTATCATCTAAATTATATTGAATAAAGCGAGTCTTGTTTGTTAAGACTTTAAGTTCGGTTTCCAGTTTGCTAATAATATGTGCTTTGCGTTTTATATAATAATCATAGCGAACATCATAATATGATTCAATAATTTCGTATACATTATCAAATTTACGTAATTGCTCTTTTTCATTAAATAAATGCATATTTGTAGTACAATGAATGCTATAAAGTTTCAAATATTTTTCAATACCTTCAATATTATGGTCGTGTTTTTCTAATAATAATTTAGACAATATTCCAGGATAAAATGTGATTTCAAAATCAACATTCAAATCGGTGGACATATCATTAAAATCTTTAATATATTCTTCGCAAGATTTAGCACTTTTTCCTTTAGTATCCAAAATAGATTCCAAAAATTCTTTATAGTCTTGCGTCCAAGTTCCAATAGGTAATTCAGTAATTTTAATTTTATCATTAGTCAATATTTCATAACAACCCTTAATAATATATTTTTTATGTGTGTCATCGCAAGGATAAATTTTGCCTTTAAAACCTTGATAATATGGTTCAATCAATAATTTCTCAGTATTGCCAATTTTATGTAATTTTGTTTCTAAAAATTCGATAATTTGAAGTGGATTATAACACATAATATCAGTGCTAAATCCAGTTCCAATACCTTTTGTTCCATTTACAAGAATCATAGGAATAATAGGAACATAATAAATAGGTTCAACAATATAACCATCGTCTTCTACATAATGTAAAATCTGGTCATCTAACTCTGGATATAATTTGCGTGTAATTGGGTTTAAATATGTGTAAATATATCTTTCTGAAGCAGCATCTTTACCTCCCATAAGACGTGTTCCAAATTGACCTTGCGGAACAAACAAATTAATATTGTTTGACCCAACAAAGTTTTGTGCCAATCCCACAATTGCACCATTTAAACTGGCTTCTCCGTGATGATATCCAGAATGTTCGGAAACATAACCACTAAATTGGGCTACTTTAATTTCTGAGCACAGTTTTTTCTTGAATGCTGAATATACAATTTTCCGCAAACATAGTTTGAGTCCATCACAAATATTAGGAATAGACCTTTCATTATCATATTTAGAGAAATGTATCATATCATTATCTATAAACTCTTCATATGAGACATATGATTTAGAAGTATTCAAATAAGCGTTGCGGTCATAATTAGAAAGCCAGACTTTACGATCATTTGCGCGTTTTTTATTAAATACCATGTCAATCTTTTCTCTACTTGCTTCATTAGTTACAAAATTCACAATCTTTTTTGTAGTAAAATATTCTTTAAATTCTTTACTCGTGCTTGTTCCCAGACCCTTATAGTATTTAACATTCCATTTTGAAACATCGTTAGTATTTTTCCATAATTCATATTCTCCATTATTATAAAATTCAATAATTTCTTTATTTTTACTGGCTTTTAAAATTGGCGTATTCATATAACCAATAAACTCAGGAATTTGAATTAGTGAGTTCCATTCGCTATCAATCATATTAATAACAAGACCTTTTATATGACTTCCGTCTAAATCTTGGTCAGTCATAAATATGAGTTTGCCATAGCGAAGTTTGTTATGAATATCTTGCAAAGTATAAATTTTTCCGTGTTCTAGACCGAGAATTTGCTTGATTTCAGTAATTTCTTTATTTTCGCCAATTTTAGTAATGCTTTCGCCCCTAATATTAAACATTTTGCCTTTCATTGGATATACACCAATAATATTTCTATCTTCACGAGAAAGACCAGAAATAATTCCTGATTTGGCAGAATCTCCTTCACATAAGATTAACATACATTCTTTAGATTTCGCAGTTCCGGCAAAATTAGCATCTACAAGTTTAGGAATATTACGAATAGTTTTACATTTTGTTCCATCTGTTTTTTTGGCTGCTTTGTTTTCTTTAACTTCTGTTAAACTACACGCAACATTCATAACGCCCATTTTGGCTAATTTTTCAATAAATTTGCTTGAAACTTCACAACTTGAACCGAAATTAGAGACAGCATTAGTTAAGTAATCTTTTGTTTGGCTATCAAATGCCGGGTTTTCAATAGTGCAATTAACAAAAATCATTAACTGTTCTTTGATTGAGGCTGGTTTAACATCAATTTGTTTTTTCTCTTTAATATATGTAGTTAATTTGCGGACAATTTGATTAACAATATATTCAACATGTTTTCCGCCTTTTGAAGTATAAATACCATTTACAAAACTTACTTGACAAAACTCATCGTTTGGTGCTAAGCATACAGCATATTCCCATCGCTCATTTGCCTCTTCATAAATGCGTTCTTTTTCGCTTTTTAAACCAATATACAAATCAATATAATTCATAAAAGTTTTTACTTCAATGCTATTAGAATTATATTTTACCTTAATTGATTTATCTGTTGTTGCGGCAATATCATATACGCGTCTTTTTAGCAAAGCAATAAAATCAGGACTTAGACCATCAATGTTTAACCGTTTATAATCTGGTTTAAAACTCACACTTGTATATGGTTTATTTTTACATTTTGTAATTTTAGGTTTTTCAATCACGTTTAAGTTATCTTTGAATTCTTGAACGTATTTTTGCCCTGTTTTAGCATCGACTGTTTCAATTTGGCCCCAACTAGACCAAATTAAAACCAATTTAAACCCAAAACCGTTTTTTCCTCCAACAATTTTTTTCTCTTCTTTGTCGTAATTTGTTGAGGTGCGAAGATGTCCAAAAATTAATTCAGGAATCCAAATATTGTATTCTGGGTGGACTGAGACATCTATTCCATTACCATCGTTTGTTAAAGTAATGACACCCGAATCATCAATTGAAATATCAATTTTTGAAACAGGATAATTTTTGTCTTCGTCTTTAGATGCTGAGATTAATTGTTGCATACGAATAAAATGGTCTCGACAATTAACAATACCTTCATCAAATAGTTTGTATAATCCGGGATTGTATGTTATTTGTTTTTCAATAATTTTTTTGCTCTCTTCATCATACACATAAGCATTACAATTAATATTTTCAATCGAACCAATATATGTATCGGGATTATCTAAAACATGTTGCTTATCAGATTTTTTTTGATATTTTTTAGAGAGTTCTTCTTTAGAACCCATTATAAATTATATAGCGTTTAATATTTATATAAAAATATAAATCAATTTTATTCAATTTTATTCAATTAAAATTATTTAGTCTAATTATTTAGTCTAATTTATAGAAATTAATATTGCGCAAAAAAATAATATTTAGCAATAAATTTTTTTCTTAAGTTATTCTATAAACAAACGATGACCAAAAAAATTATGAAAGCAGATGACGGTATGTATCATATTAATGGACACAAATTTCCTATGTTAATTGGTTCGCGTGCGCAAGTTATGCACGGTACAGCATATAAAACAAAGGGAAAGTTGATAAAATCACATTTAATGATGAATAAACATGGACATGTTGTATCAAAGAAAGTTCATGCCCGTGCGAAACGCGAGAAGCGTTTAGAGAAGGCAGGTTATTTTACTAAAAAAGGTAAATTTGGATGGGTGAAGAGAGATGGGTCGCGAAAGAGTACAAGAAAAAGACGAGGTTCTAAGAAGTAATTATAATGAACTACAATGAATATTATTTATAAAAATAACTTAAGAAAATATACTAATCTATAGTATAGTTATTTAGAACTATCTTATTTATAATTTATAGATCTCTTTTATTAACTTAAATACGGGGGGGTTGTGTTTAAGTATAAAATTTTGAGATTAATTAGTATAAAATTTTTATATATTAATTAATGAAATAACATTATTATATGGGCAAATTTTTTTATTAACAAAGAAAATATAATATATAATATATGTATATGACATCTAAATCACGTAATGACATATTTACGAAAAGTGGTATAAATTCGGCAAAACGCTACTCGGCAATAAACGCAAGGAAGCGGGAGAAAGCACAGGAGGAAGAAGTTGAGGAAGAAGTTGAGGAAGAGGTAGATGAAGAGGTTGAGAAATATGTGAAGGAAGAGAAGAGATTATATTTAATACAACTGGATATTGAGGCGTATTGGGCGATTCAAGAAGAATTTAATAATTTATGTTTATATAAATTCATGTATATGATGCCAAAGTCTGGCGATTGGATTTTAAAATTAGAGGAGGACCTTAAACAAGAACTGATAGATAATGTAAAAGATAACGGATCTATGAAAAGATACCTTGATCTTGTGCGCGCTGGCAACTTTAAGAAGTTTAAGAATTATACCAATGATCCCGATGATCCAGCTCATGATTCGAGGCTCGATAGAGATAACTCGGATAATAGAAGAACATATATAAAACGCAGTATTGCTAAGCATTTAAAAACAATGAGATGGTTAAGCGGTAGCGTATTCAGGGCTGCGAGGGATAAGGAAAAGGCGAAGGAGGAGGCAAATGATGAGGCACATAAGGAGAAGCATGCAAAAACTAAAGCACAAGCAGCGCAAAAGTCATCGAGATGGAACCCAGTTAGACTACTCACAAGGAAGACGACTTATGTGCCTGTGTCCATTGGAGGAAGAAGAAAATCTAGAAGAAGAAGAAAATCTGTAAGTGATTAAAAATATAATATATTTTATAAAAAAGTTAATTACTATAAATTAAAATTATTGTTAATAAATTGAGCCAACATTTTAGAATCTTCAATAAATATATTTTTATTACCTTGATATTTATAAATAACATTATTTTTTTTAAATTCATAATCGTTTGGTGGATATAATTCATTCCATAAAATAATTATATCATGGTCTATAACGGAAGATAGATTTAATAAAGGATAAGTATATTTCATATATACAAGTGCTCTAGCAATTATACCACGAGAATAGTTACAAGGAATATAAATTTTATTACTTATAGTTTCTGTTTTAAAATGAGAGAATCTTTTATTACTTCTTAAATTATTTGTGTAATAATTTGTTAAGTATATATTATGCATGTCTTTATTGGCTTTCAAATAATGTTTAGTAAATGATTGAGGAAATACATGCTCGGCTGTAAGGTCATTATATTTTGTATAACTGTTTGATTTAGTATTATTTAACCCATAACTAGTGATATCATTATATATATCTAAATAAATATTATTTTCATAGTAACATTGTTTTATAGTTTTAATAGAATAATACTTCAAAGGCACAACACATTTATTATTATAGTTTTTTGCCAATAAAAGGGAAACATATAATTTAGTTCGAGAGAAATATTTAAAAAATCGCATAAATAATTTTCTTAGTATATCAATATATTATCTTTCAAATTTTTACTTAAAGATTTAATACGTTTTTTAACTAAATATAAAATATGTTATCAAAAGATTTTGATAACGCTAATGTAATGACTATAAAAACAGTTCAAATAGCCCCTTTTCGAATATTAATGGCTGCCTTAAAAGATATATTGTTAGAAACAAATATAATATTTACAAAAAGCGGGATTAAAATTATTAACATGGACAAAACACATACAATATTAGTTCATTTATTTTTGAAGGCCGAAAATTTTGAATTTTTTGAATGTAAGCATGAAAAAATAATAGTTGGAGTAAATATACTTCATTTGTTTAAATTAATTACAACAATAGATAATGACGACACGCTTACTATTTATATTGAAAACGATGATTATAACGATGGAATAGTTACGGAATTAGGGTTAAAATTTGAAAATGGAAATATTAAACAATCTAAAATACAAAAATTAAAACTTATAGAACCAGAACAAGACGAATTAGAAATTCCGGATGTGAAATTTTCGTCCGTTATAAATATGCCTTCTAATGATTTTCAAAAAATTATAAGAGACTTAGCAAATATTTCGGAAAAAATAGAAATAAAGTCTGTTGAAAACGAATTAATATTTAAATGTTCTGGACAATTTGCTAAAGCTGAAATTAGAAGAAGTGAAAATAATGCAAATATGCAAATAATTAACAAACAGCATAACAAAATTATACAAGGTGAATATTCTCTCAAAAACTTATTATATTTTATTAAATGTACAAATTTATGTAATCAAATAGAAATATATTTGGAAAATAATAGACCCTTGATAGTTAAGTATAATGTTGCCTCATTGGGTGAAATCAAATTATGTTTGTCATCATTGCCTTCTTCAAATAATTAATAAAATTATTTAATTAAATTATTTAATTAATAAAATTATTTAATTAATAAAATTATTTAATTAAATAATAAACATACTAGAGAAACAAATTATTTATGTTCTTTAAAAACACATAATTGTTCTTCAATATTAAATATATTATGAATAGCAAAAGGATCTTTATTTGATGTAAAATCATAATCAGTTATAATATTTTTATTACGCATCCAGATTTTAACAATACAAAAATTTTTCTTAGGACTAATAGAAATTCCATTAATATTATTTAATATATTTTCGTTAGTACTTAGTGTATTACCTAAAATTTTATATAATAAAATTTTAAAAATATTCACAATATTTATATTACTTATTTTATAAGAAAAACATCCACCGTTAATATTATCTTCTGATTCCCATAATGGTAAAATAGAATCTTTCATAAAAAATAGCATGGTTTTTTTTATAATATTTTCATCTAAATTTTCAATAAATAATACAGCCTCTTTTAAGTTTGTTAGTGTTGTAATACTTTGATATCTATCAAGAGTCCAAATATTATCATTTTGATAATGTATCCAACAAGTCCAAGAATTATTTAAATTATACATTATAATATGTTTTCTAAATTTATTTTATAATGTTTTATAATATATTATATTATAAAAGTAGCCTACCTATTAAAATTTCTACATACACCATTATGATCTTTTGTTTTACCCGGAGCACATATTTCATAGCATTCAAGTCCAGTTTTAGATTTATACGTAATTGGTGTTTCATTTGAAGGGCAAACAGTTTTATCGTCTTTATTTAATGAATTAATATATGCTTTAGTCTTATGTATATCATAAGAGTTTAAATTTAAGTGGTCATATTTTAACTCGTTACTGCTATTATCAAGTGGTCTTCTACCAATATCTCTAGCATTAATAACATTAAAACCATTAAAACTATTAACCGAATTTAGTTCCTCTAAATTTGCCTGCCTTATAATATTGTTATAATTATTAAGTAACTCACTATTATTGCTAAGAGCATTTGAGAATATTCTACGATATAACTCAGAATTGACTATATTTTTAACAAACGAATATTCACCAAAATGATTAATTAAATTATCAACAATACTGTATTTTACAGGATTGTAAGATAAATCATATTTATCTTCTTTATTATAAGATAAATCGTAATAATCGTCTATATTATCATAAAATTTGATTCGCAAATCATCTCTATTTATTCTAGTATTATTAATAGAGTTGGTTTCTTGTGAATTATTGGTTTCTGCTTTTATTAACTCATCAGTATTGCTAGTGTCATTAGAAGTTAATTTTTTACTTTCTGAATCTAAACCAAATACCTGTAATAACAAGGTAGATATAACAGTCATCATGATGATTGGTATGAATACTAATAACCAAGCAATAATAGATAATCCTAAATTACATAGTATATTTAGGATTAATGTAAATACTATCATAATTATGAATTTTAAAAAAGCAGCATTCATAACACCATTATAAATATCTATAAATATTTGTATTAGCGAAAATCCTATATATATTATAGCAGGTCCGCATAATCCGGTTATAAACATAATTATAGTATATATTATTATATATGTTAAATATAATAATATGTTAAATTATTAATATGTTAAATTATTAATATGTTAAATTATTAATATGTTAAATTATTATTATGTTAAATTATTATTATGTTAAATATATTATGTTAAATATAATATGTTAAATATAAAAATTTGATAATATCAACATTTATTTATAATTATTTAATTCAGTGATCAAATTTTTGATTAAATTATCTTTCTCTTGTAATACTTTTTCCAGTTTTTGTAATTGCTCTTGTTGATTTTGTATAATATTAACTATTTGTTGATTAGATAAAGGTATTTCTTTTCCATCCTGATTTATCACAATTTGTCCTTGTACTTGTCCTGAAGCATTATTTTGTTCCATAATTTTTTTTCGTTCTTCTTCAATTTCAACTATTTGTTTTAATACGTCTGGTTTGTTTGAAGGACTACCTGGTTCGTATGTTTTCAATAAAGTGTCTATTGTTTCCATATAAAATTCTTTTATAGATTTATCTTTAATGAATTCATCTACCGTTCGTGATGATGTTTTTTGAAAGTTATTTTCTCCATGCTCTAATAATTTTTTTTTATCAAAAGTATTATGAATATGTGAAAATACTAATATTGTTTTTTTTGGTTCCAATTGAACAAAAGGAACACTATAATTTTTTAAAAATGCTTTTTCCTCGGCTAAAGCAGCTTGATCTTCATATTTATGATCACGCAACATTTCACGCCTGAAAGCAAATGTTCCTGCTGTCGCATGATTTGGACCATATGGACCAAATTGATACATTTTTTGAATATGTTTGAACCAAATATATATTTCACTTGCTCCGGCACATAAAGCGTTCGGATGGGTTAATAACATAGTTACGGCATGTGAAACGCGCTCTGGTGGATAATAATCATCATCATCCATATATACAATAATGTCCCCTTTAGATTTTTCATGCATCAAATTTCTTTTTTTTCCAAGCGGCATTTTTGTGTCATATTCAAAATACTTAACCTGACTAATATCGCATACTAAATCTTTAATTTTGTCTGTTCCATCATCAATAATAATCCATTCCATATTATCTTTTGGATAATCTTGATGGTTAAAACATTTAATAGCGTATTCCCAGAACGGACGCCTATTAAATGTTGGTGTACATATACTTACAAATGGTAATCCTTTTTTATTTCCCGATTTTTTTTTTGTCATAATATAATTATTTTTATGATTATTGTTTTATATTATTTACACATAATAATTAATAATTTATAATATTATTTACACATAATAATTAATAATTTATAATTTATAATATTAATCATGTGTTTTTACTACCAGAATGAATGTACATTTTATATAAAATAATAATTCCTACTAGAAGTGCTATTACTATAGTTGTAGTGGAGTTTAAATTTTGTGCCGAAGATAATATTATACTTAAGCAAAACAATATTATTAATAACTCGCTATGATCTTTTATGATTGTAAATAAACATTCATACTTCCAAATAATTGGGACAAAAAATAAATTACCAAACAATGAACAAACCATATAACATAATCCAACAATAGCACCAATAAATCCCGTGCAAAGAGCAATAGGGATAAATATTAGTGCCCATATATATAACCCAAAGTTATACATAATTTCCACAGCATTGCGCAGTAAGTAATCCCACGTTTTCTCACCTGGATTCCTCTCTATATTTAAAAATGCATCATTAATTAATGTATGTTGCTCCATCATTTCAAGTCTTATTTTAGTACCAATAGAAATATTATACCATGAACTACTCCAATACAATAAACAATTAGTAACAAATAATACAATAAACATAGCAAAAACAACACAAAGTAATAATATATAAAATATTGAACCTATCCCAATATTCCATTTAGTGTTTCCAGTACTTTTAGCAATAACATAAAATATTATACCTGTTAAAAATAAAAACACTAAATTTTTTAATAAGGAGTGGTGCTCTATTCTTTTATATGACTTTGAAAGTGATTGTAATGCCAAACTTATGAATTTTCTTGAAAAAAGAATCATAAGTAACCAATTTAACTGAAAAGCTTTATATATTGCTTTGACCAATCTGAGCTTTTTACTACTTTGGTCTTTGTCGTCAAATTCTAATAATGAATAAGGCCATATGAACGAGTAGTTATCGTCATCGTCCGTGTCCCTCTTCGTATATGGAAATGTGCGACCATCTGTAGGAAAAGAAAAATCTATTAGTGTTTTTCTATCGCGGATTGCATTTGTTATTTTATCACACTTATTGTTGCCCTCTTCATTTCCATGTTTAAGCCAAAATTCATAACAAGCACCAATAATAGCAACTCCTATAATTGCGCCCGTGCTTATTCCAATTGATTTAAAAAATTCGGCAATTTTTATAGTTCTATTTCTAATAGGTGCTGAATGACATATTTTTCTTGGATTAGCTCCAGCAGCATCATATAAGTTAATGCCTATATCATAATCTCCGTCAGGCATTTGCTGTTCTTCTGGAATATTGTCAATACATTCCGGTTTACTTGGAGCCGCAACACAACAACCATAAGTAGATTCTTCGGGATTTGATGTAAATTGAAACTCAAGATCATTAGTACATTCTGGAATTACATAAGTAGATACTAGACCACGACCAGTACCGCCGCCAATATTACTGCTTATATCGCGTCTTGCTGGACAAGAAGTTTTTGCTAATGTACTTCCAAATAATGGATCGTTATTATATATAGGTGGCGCCATATAGCAATATTAATATAACATATTATATTATTTTGAAAATATTTAAACATATAAATTATTAAATAATTAGCATGGCAGAAACTATTTATGATACTAAATTTATATCAACAAACATATACTTAGATTTTAAAGATGTGCTAATTCTTCCTAAAAAATCGAATTTAAATAGTAGAAAAGAAGTTGTTCTTGAACGAACAATTGTTTTTCAAAATGGAGTAAGTTGGACTGGTATTCCTATTGTGGCCGCAAATATGACATCTATTGGAACATTAGATGTATATAAAGTATTAAGCACTTATAAAATTATTACTGCTCTTCATAAATTTCATACCTTACAAGATTTACAAAATTATAATAAAGAAAATAGTGATTCTAAACTAAACCCCGATTTTTTCATGATTTCTACAGGCATAAGCGATGACGATTATAAAAATTTGAAAACTATTTTAGATAACTTTGAGTGTAAGTTCATATGTATTGATATTGCAAACGGTTATATTTCTAAATTTAATGAATTTTGTAAAGTATTAAGAAGTAAATATCCAAAAAAAATTATTGTTGCCGGAAATGTATGCACATATGAAGGGGTAAATATGTTAAATGACCTAGAAATTGATATACATAAAGTCGGCATTGGTGGTGGAAGCGCGTGCACTACTCGAATTCAAACAGGAATAGGAATGCCACAACTTAGTTGTATATTAGAATGCGTTGAAGAATGTTATAATTATAATGCATCTAATTTTAATATAAGTTATGAATATGACAATAATACTATAAAAAAAGCGTTTGTATTAAGTGATGGAGGTATTACATGTCCGGGTGATTTGGCAAAAGCGTTTGGAGCCGGTGCTGATTTTGTAATGATTGGAGGAGCATTTGCGGGACACGATGAGAATCCTGGAGAAATTGTTAGCGATGAAAAAACAGGGGAATTAAAAAAGTTGTTTTATGGTATGAGTTCGAGTTATGCTATGAAAAATAACTATGCTGCCAACAATAATACTAACTATAGAACTTCAGAAGGACGAGAACTGAAAGTTCCTTATAGAGGTGCTTTAAAAAATACTATTGAAAATTATCTAGGAGGACTAAGAAGCAGTTGTACTTACACAAATAGTGCTAATTTACAAGATTTAGCACATAATACTAAATTTATTAGTGTTAACAATCAATACAATTCATCTTTACTATAAGATTATTAGGAAAAATAGGAAAAATAGGAAAAATAGGAAAAATAGGAAATAATAATAATAAAAATTTATATAAATTTTCATTATTATTAACTATTATAACAAACTAATATAACTTATATTATGCCAACAAAACAAACAAAACAAACAACAGGATTAAACCGTAATGCTATTGATAAATTTTATACAAAAAAAGAGACTGTAAATCATATTATTAAGTTATTTCAAGAATATGTAGCACCAAACAATAATGATTTGATTATTGAACCGAGTGCTGGTAATGGCGCGTTTATTGATGCTATTAAATCTTTAAAATGTAATTATGAATTTTATGACTTAGAACCTGAACATGAGGAAATTATAAAGCAAGATTATTTGCTTTATAATACTATTAATACTAGTCAAAAAATACATATATTAGGTAATCCTCCGTTTGGTCGTCAATCTTCTTTAGCAATAAAATTTATAAAAAAATCTTGTCTTTTTTGTGCTAGCCTATCATTTATTTTGCCAAAAAGTTTTAAAAAAGATAGTTTAAAAAAAACATTTTCACCAAATTTTCATTTACTTTGTGAAATAGATTTACCAGAAAAATCGTTTTTAGTAAATACTAAAGAACACGATGTTCCATGTATATTTCAAATATGGATAAAAAAAACATATGCTAGAGACGTTAGTAAAAAATTAGAACCGCATAATTTTATATTTGTTGAAAAAACAGATAATCCAAGTATTTCATTTCGTCGAATAGGAGTTAATGCTGGTTTTATTGATGTAAATAACATTAATAAAAGTGTCCAATCACATTATTTTATTAGATTTACAAATACTAATACCTTAGAAAAAAATCTGGACTTATTAAAATCTATTGTTTATGATTCAAATAATACAGTTGGTCCTAAATCTATAGGTAAGCAAGAATTAATTAAAGAATTTAATAAAGTCCTTTGACAAAATTGAATATTATATTTATAATACCATAATACTTGTGGGACTTGAGTTTTTACTAGTTAATTTCTTTTTTAATGTTCCACTAAATCTTTTAGGATTACTGGTTTTTTTTTCTTTTAATTTAATGCCATTTAAATCCATAATGTCTAATATTTTTTTATGATTTTCTTGTATTTTACTATGTCTTCGTCTTACAAAATCTATATAAAATTTGTTTTGAATATTCATATTTGTAATATCAATAAAACTATAATTAGTATTAAAGGTATAAGGAAAAGTAGCATTTGATTTTATTATGGATTCTAATGATTTGCTTCGCTTGGACAACGTTATTCCTTGTTTAGATGTTTTTGGAGTTGGATTTGACTTAGCGCGTTTTCTAGTTAATGAATTAGAAGTTCCAGTAGTAAATACAATATTTGCGTCATCTAAAGGCATAATATTTATATTTTCAAATTCCTTCGAAGTTAATGATTTTAATTTATTAATTATTATTTGTTCAATTATGTTGTATAATTTTGGCGATCGCTGTTTAGGCAACCGTGACGATTTTGGTGTAAGACCTCGTCCTTTGTTAACTTTAGTAATTTTTCTTGTATTTTTGGCTGTTCCGCCACTCATTGTTTGCTCATCATAATAATCAACTAACTCTTTCATTGTTAATTTTTCTTCGGTTTTAGCTAAATTAGCAAAGTCCAACGATTTTTCATCAAATTTTAAATCAACCATCATACACAATACTATGATATATTTTTGTGCTTCATCGTCTCTGATTTTTTTATATAAAGCATCGCGTTTTTCAGTATATGCTTTTTTTACTATAGGTCTACTATCGGCTTCTAGTTTATCAATTTGTTCTTGTGTTATTTTATTATTAGCAATAATTAGCTTACACATTATAATAATATAAGCCTCATATATTTGTTGTAATGTACTTATTGAACCATCATCTATTTTACTTTTTATAAATCTATTACCTTCTTTGCTCATTTGTATGCTAATATTATAATCTAAATCAAATCCAACATCGGCTTCTAAATTTTCTGGTAAGTATGAATGTGGTTTAAAAATATTTATAAATTTATGAAAAACATATTTATTATGTAATTTTTCAGCACTTTCCGAATTATTAAATTCTAAAATATAGGCTTTTGTAATTTTCGGATCTTTCGTATTTTTTCTTGAATAACATGTGAGTTTTTTAATTTTTGCATTATCTAATTCTTGCAATTCACTATCGTTTTTTTTAATTAACATCAAGTAAGCTTCCATTACTTGTGAATGAATAGTAATCCATCGCTCAACCATACCTAAAGGACAACTTGGCGATCCTTCACCATGAGCATTAAAAATCTCATTAAAATAATATTCCATAAAATTATATATATATAAGTCTGTACATGAAACTAGTAATTTTAATGATTGAGTTACTAATTTCAAGAAACACCAATTACCGTTTAAATGTGTTTTAAATTTAACAAAATGGTCCATAAAATCAACACTAACTGCTCTAGTTAATTTATCTAATAATTCTGCTTTTTCTGCGCTATCAAGTTTTAATTTGTATGAAAAATAATTTGTTAATGCCGAGGGAAAATAGTAGTGAATATATATTTTGTCTTCCTCGTTTGGTAAATCTGTTTGTGTGCTTAATATTTTGTTATAAATAATTATTAGATGGTTTAAAAAACCAACAATAGTTTCTCCGGTTTCTCGAATAATTACATAATTAACATATTCGCTTGTTCCTCCATGACATCCTATTAAAAATTCCCTCATAGTTTCTTTAAAATCAGCATCATCAATTGGAATGCCGGTGCTTTCAAGTGCCTCAAAAAATTTTTCTTTATTTTCAATAATAAAGGCAATACGTGCGTGAGTTTCATTTGCGCGCTGTTGCATTTGTGAAAATTGAAATTCGCGTCCTGTACTTAAATTCAAAGTCCCTTCTATATATACTGACCCATCGTCTCTTTGAATTTGTCCTAATACTTGGTCTGTATTAAGTGTATTTCCAAATGTAGTATTATCATTTACAATTGAATTTCTAAAATCGACACCTGTGACATCGGCAACATCAAAAACTGTTCCGATCATTTTACAACCATTAAAGTTAGCATTTAATAAATTTACAACTGAGAAATTGGCAGCTGTTACATCCGGTTTTCCTTCTTCATTTTGTTTTACTTGTGTAAAATCAAAGGTTTCGAATCCGTCAGTTTGCTGAAAATTACAATTTTTAATATTAGTGTTAAACATATATGTTTCTGGAACAATATAAATATATGAAACCTGCTGTGTTGTGGCATCAGTTATTTTAAAATAATCGTATGGATTTATATCATATATGGGTTTTTTTAAATTTCTAACATCAATATTTAAAGCAACATAATCGCTATATTCCATAAGAACAAAACAATCCATCATTCTTGAAGCGTGTTTTTTAGTAGCCAGTTTATGACCTTTGAATTCTTCAACAAATAGAGTAAATCCATTTGGATTATTTACATTACACACTACTTCAAACTTACGAGTTTTATCATTTCCATAAGAAAAAGCTATGGAATTAAATATAAGAAATACATTTCCAAACCAATTAACTCTATTAGTAAGTGAATTACCAATGCCATCTATTTGTGCAATAAATTTACTTCCTTCTAAATCACAATTATTAAAATTAACACTATATAATCTACAATTTATAAACTCACTTTTTTTCATATTTAGAAGTTCAGTGTTGCGAATATTATATAATGAATCATTATTGAATTTAAAGTTAAATAAGAAACAACTATAAAAAACGCATTTATTAATAATATTATTACTATCAAATATTAATGTGTTTTTATTACCTATTATATTAAAAACTACTAGCCTAAAGTTACAATCATATAACTTACATTTGGTAAATCTTAGTGCACCACCTTTAGCAAATGAAACTTTAGTAAATGATGTAGTTTCAAAAGTACATTCTTCAAAATAACTATAAGCAAACGTACATCCATAAAATGAAACATTATTAAAAGAGCATTTTTGAAAATGATAACAATTAAAATTTTCTTTTACAAACATATTTCCATTAAAAATACAATTGCTAAACATAATATTTCTATTACCTGGTATAGCAAGTTTATCATAATTTATAGTTGTTTTAGTAAATTTACAATCTTCAAAAACTATTTCGGCAGGACGTGATATTTCTTCAATTATGGTCATTAATGAACCATCTGGTTTTATCATTAAATGTTTATCACTAGCAGGCAATGTATCTAAATTAAACAGCGTATAATATTTCATATTATATTTGCTAAGTGGTGGATTTACATATTTATATTGAGGACCAATACTTATATCGTGAAAAATGGAACCACCATTAAAATTACAATTTTTAAATGTAGGTAATATATTATTAATTTCAACTTTAGTTGAATCAAAAAATTTATTTGAGGCAAAAATAATACCATGAAACTCACAATCTATAAATCGAGATTCAATTAAACTTACACTACTAAAATTGAAGTCGTCGTTTTTTTTATATTCAGTTTTTGTTGTTTTATATACCTTAGCGCGTTTTAATATTGGATTATTTCGCCCATTTACAAACTTAGATTGCTTAAATGTTATACCATTAAAGTTTGTTGAAGCAAAACTTGTATTTACAAATACACAAGCAACTATTTCAGTTATTATAGTCGGCAGTTTTGTATTAGCTGAATAACCTAATACTTTCTTTCCAAATTTACAAAAGTAAAAATATAAATTACTTAGTTTTTTTGGTGTGCTATGACTTGTTAATAAATCATTTATATTTTTTCTATATTCATCATGCGTTGAATGAATTTTACATAACGCGTTCGCGATGTCAATATTTGCTTTTACTAGTTTAAGTTTGGCTCGATAAGCATTGCTTATTTTAGTACTTGCTATTTTATCTGTAAATTTTTTAATTCTTTCTTGTCTCATTTCTTCTATTCTTATTTTTAACTCTTCAAGTGCTTTATATTTTGCTTGTTTGCTTTTTATTAATGGTTCTAATATACTTTTAATTCTTTGAAATTGTGTTTCAATTATTTCATCCATAGTTTATATATAATTATAAAATATTTATAGTTTTATACTTTAAACTTCTAACGCTCGGGTTTTTTTGCTTTTTTATTTAATATATAAAAATTTCATAAAAATATTACTATATTATAGAATAATATAAGAACATTCTAATGAAAACTAATAAAGATTATAAAAACTTATTTAAAATTTTTGTAATAGGGTTTGTCTTGTTTTCAAGCATTTATGTTTTATATTTTTATAATATTAGGACAATAGAAAATTTTATAACAAATAATTGTTCAAAATGTAAAATCAGTCCAACGGCTAGCAAATGTAAGCCAATATATAATATAGATTATAGGTGGGACCCTATAGTAAATATGGTAGATATACGTAATATAGATACGGGTAATGTTCTTTGTGAATGGGAACCTGATTGTAGTTATAATGAGATGGGAAATAATATTTTAACCCAACAAGAGAGATTAGGATTATCAAATTCGCAATTATATATGTAATAACATTATTTAATAGCATTATTTAATAGCATTATTTAATAACATTATTAAATAACATTATTAAATAACATTATTTAATAATATTATTTAATAATATTATTAAATGACAGAAAGTTTAGGAGAAAAAATAGCCAATTATGATAATAAAATAAAAGACATATTAGCAAAAATAATAAATAATAAAGAATCAACTATTAATGAATATAAACATTTGAAACAAATCTTGCCCAAATATGATAAAGTTAGAAGAGAAACTCTTGAAAAAATATTAAATACACAAAGGCAACAACTAGAACACAGATTAACCTTGAAAAATAGACAAAATGAAGCATTATTTACACTATTAGTCTATTTGAAGAGTTTAGAAAAAAAAGAAAAAAATTTACATATTAGTAAAACTTTAGAGCAAATGAAAAAAATAATTAGCGAAATTAGTTTGTTAGATAGTTTGTTAAAGTAATATTCTTTAAAATATTACTATGTTTCATAAAATTTATTCTTTTCTAATATTATATAAACTATGAAAAAGAAAACAAATAATGATATGTTTAATAAATTAGTAAATAATAAAATAACTTTGTATATTATTTCAATAATTGCTTTATTATCATTGATTGGACATATAATTTACTCCGAAATTAGTGCTATTATATTATTTTTCTTAGTAGGGGCAATAGCCTATAATTTCACAAAAAATATGACTATAGTTCTGGCTTCCGCATTTGTAGTAACAAGCGTAGCAAGTATGATGATGAACTTATTTATATATCAAGAGGGTATGGAAGGTAATACTTCATCGGGTACTGCTATTCCTAAACGTAAGAATGTAGCCCCTGTGGTATCAAATACTACAACTGCCGATACAGATGCCGATACAGATGCTGATACAACGACTGATACAACGGCTGATACAAATACAAATACAAATACAAATACAAATACAAATACAAATACAAATACAAATACAAATACAAATGATACTGATGATACAGAGGGTTTATCACAATTAACACCCGCATTATTTAACAATATTCCAAATAAAGAACAAATGCAAAAACAACTAGGAAAAGCAACAGAAACGGAACAAGCCTATGATAACTTAGAAAAAATAATGGGAAAAGAGAACATCCAATCTATAGCAACAGATACAAAAGATCTTATTAAGCAACAAAACGATTTAATCAAACAATTGAAAACCATGACTCCTGCGTTGAATGATGCTATGAGTTCGCTTGGTAATTTAGATTTATCTAAACTAACAAATATGTTTAGTAGTGCGACAAAATCTTTGTCAGAAATGAAATCCTAGTAATTATTTAATATTATTTCTTTCAATTTATTATACTTATTATAAAACCAAAATTTGGGGATCTTTATGGTGTTGGATAGCAAATATAATGGTCGGGTTTTTAATAATACGAACATTATTTAGTTCAAGCATACCAAATTATTTAGTAATAAATAACAAATAACAAATAACAAATATTATAATTTATAATACTATAATACTATAATAGTATAATAGTATTGTGCTATGCGACTAGATATAGTAGATATAATAAATAATAACTTACACAAGTTAAAATATTTAAATTTTACTATTGCATTTTACATTATATTTTTTTACACATGTTATAGTCTGTTTAAATATTTGGTCGATAAGAATTATATAATGTTGCTCTTGTATTTTGTATTTTTTATATTACTTTATAGTTATTATAAAAATTTTACCTATTTTATAGGTTTTGTCTTTTTAATTATTTTTAAAATATTTAATATTGATACTATGGTTAATAATAAATTAATTGAAGGTAATGATTTTTCTTCAATGATGGGAAGTATAGAAGAAGAATCTAATGCAAAAGGAGACAATTTGAAAGAAGGTGCTGAAAAAAACAAGGGAAAGCAACCTAATAATCCTTGTAAAAGTTATATTATAGATAAACTCCAAGAGGCAGGAATTAAAATATCAAATAAAACTTATAACTTTGACGACGCGAAGGTTAGCGCAAAATCAAAGATGGATAGTATGCTGGACGGACATGATACTCTTGTGGCACCGATATTTCATAGACTCTAATCTCTTAATAATTTACTTACAATATTTACAATTACAATATTTACAATTACAATATTTACAATTACAATATTTACAATTATAATATTTATTTATAATATAATGGTAAAAAAATGTCCGCCTGGTATATTGTGTGTTGAAAATTATACTTTGCTATTTTTTGGATTATTAATAATAGCAATATTATATTTTATGAATATTAAATATAGTCAAAATTTAACTAAAAAGCATAGTTGTGGATGTAATAACAAGTCTTGCATTAATTGTTCTAATCATAATACTTCATCCGAGTTAATACCATTTTTGGGAAATTCTCATAATAACAGAGAAAACGATGTCTTATTAAATCCATATAGTCCTCCTCTTCGTGATGACAGAATTTTAAACAATACTAATTATAATGGACCAAAAATACCAATAAATGTGGCAACACAATCGGTCAATAGTCCATATAGACAAATTGGTATATTAACACGAGTAAATGGCGAAGAAACAATGCTACCTTTGATGGGAAGACCTCTATTTTCTAATAGAGATAAATGGAATTTTTACACTATGAATGATAAAAATGGAATGATTAAATTACCTATTAGTTTTAGAAATAAAAGTTGCACGTCGTCGCAGGGTTGTGATAATTTATATAATGGCGATACTGTTTTTGTAGAAGGCTATTCTGATACATTTAGAGTAACTATTTATGATAATAATAGCATGGAATATATTCCATATTTATAAATTAAGAAAATATTTATATTAATATTATAATATTAATATAAATGGCATTTACTAGATTTTATGATGACCCATGTAGAATACAGAAATATTTAGAAGAATCTACAAATATTGGGAATTATAACATCAATGTTCCTGGCAATGGAACAACTCTTTCTTATTTTAATGACCCATATATTAAACCACAAAAGTGGGGTGCTAATTTATCCAATAATAAAACTGATTTGGAGAGTGATTTGTTTTCATTACATAGAAAATTAAATCGTGATAGCATTAAAGAAAATAATTATGCTGACTATTTAAATAATAATAATAAATATCATAAAAGTTATTATCCAGAAAATGAAAATGAAATAACAAGTCAATCGCGCGCTACACATCCGGCATGGGTATATAGAGAACTTAATAATTTCAATATAAAGAATGATACTTTAAGTGTTCCAAATAATTTTAACTATTTACATTTAGATCCGCAAGAAAATATATGTATTCCTTTTCATAATAATATTAGTTCGCGAATTATTCAAAAAGATTATTTTCAACTAAATAATAATTATGATTATGAGAGAAGTATTACAAATATATAATTTTTAGCAATCCACTTTAATTTAGAAACTTGTAATAATTACAATATATAATATATTAAATAATATTATAATATATTAAATTAATATGGCTGCTTTGGCTATACCAATTGTAATATTAGGAAGCATATTCATATTATCAGAACAAGAAAAGAAAGATTCGGTCAAAAAATTGGCTAAACAAGAAAACTTTGAAAAACAAAATTTCTTATCAGGCGGAGCCAAACAAACTGAAAATTTTTCAAATTTTAGAGAAGAAATAATGCCGCAAAGCAATCCAATAACAAACACGTATAGCAATCCCATGATAAATTCACAAATCAATTTGTTATCCGGTCAGCGAACAAATTTAAATGAATTTGGTCATAATAATATGCAGCATTATTATGGTGGTAAATTGCGTGGTTTCACAGGTGATTTAAACTCGAGCGAGTCTATTTTAGATTCTAAACAAGGAACCGGAAGTCAGCAATTTTCAAAATCTGAAATAGCACCGTTATTTAGACCAGACGAAAATTCTCATCGCCCAAACGGAACTCCTAATAATAGCGACTTTTTTCAATCTCGTATGAACGAATCGATGAAAATGTCCAACGTTTCATTATGGGAACCCCAGCGTGTTGGTCCTGGTCTTAATTTAGGTTATGGTTCGCAAAACGCCGACGGTGTTAATACTGGCGGAACACAAGGCGGAGGTGGTTTTAACTCTGGAATGCTGGCAAGAGAAGCTTGGATGCCTAAATCGGTAGATGATTTGCGTGCTGAAAATAAACCCAAAACATCTTTTGATTTAGACGGACATCAAGGTCCAGCATTATATCCTATAAAAATGGCAGGACCTAATAGCAAAATAGGTGTCGTTGAAAAGCATTTACCAGATAAATCATACGAGTCAGGACCAACACGTTGGTTTACAACAACAGGCGTTGAACAAGCACCACCAATAAGAAGCACACAATTAATTCCAATTGAAAATAGAATTGATACAACTCGCGAATATTATGGTTCAGGTTCAAATACACAAAATGGTCAAGCAACATACACAAGTGCTGAATTTGAAGAATCTAAACGACAAAATTTGTTAGGCCTTCCATTAAGTAATGCTAGCGCAACCGGAACAAATTTTGCTAATCCAAATGATTATGGTTCGCAAAATTATAATATATTAAACAATAATCGCACAACTTCTAAAGAAGGTAATGAATTTGGTGGTATATATGGTATGGCAAAGGCAGCAATGGCACCCATTTTAGATATCTTTAGACCTACACGCAAAGAAAATGTTATAGGTAATCTACGTGAAACGGGTAATGTAAATGGATTAACACCAACCGGTCATTTATTTAATTCAGATGATAAAACAAAAATTACAAATAGAGAAATGACAACTAATAAAATAAATATGAATTATGTAAATGTCCAAGGACAAAATAATAGTGGAAATGCTTATATGGTTACCGAGCATCAAAATTATAATAATCAAAGAACAACAACAAATAATGAATATATAGGCAATGGCAATTCAAATGTCCAGGGATTAAGACCATATAATAGTGCTTATGCTCAACAAAATAATGTAAATAAAACATATGAGGCGCGAACCAATCAAGGAAATATGAGTTTATTTAATAATCATAATAATTCTACGACCTCTCGCAATGATGGTATTTTTCAACAAAATAGACAACCAATTACTAATAATAGTCAAAGTATTATTCCGTCGCGTGAATTTATCGGAGAAATAAATGGAATGCAAAGTTATGATGTAAATTATAATGCGTCGCGAATGGATGAATCATTATTGAGCGCATTTAAAAATAACCCTTATACAAAATCTCTCACAAGTGTTGCTTAATTTGTAAAAAATTATAATTTTTTATTTAATAAATTATAATTTTTATAATATTTAGAGAGATTTAATAATTAACAATATTTAGAGAGATTTAATAAAAATTATTTTCTTTTGTTATATTGTTAGTTGAAGTTCTCGGACGACTTCGTAACCATATGAATGAGTGTAGGTTTCCTCCTCTTAATGACTTCCGCGAGGATGTTATTAAGTGAACACCAATTACAATATTATGGAACATATAGATAGTAAATATTTAAGTATTTAAAAAAACCCTTATACAAAATCTCTCACGAGTGATGCGTAATTCATAAAAATAATTTACTCTTGTTATATTGTTTATGTCCCTTTTCGTGAGTAACCACATGATATGTGTTAATTTTTCATTTCTTAATAATAATTGGACGCTGAACCGTTTACAGATATATTATGCATATTGCTATTTCTTATTTGAATTTCTATTAATAAAGTAGTTAATACATAAATATGTAAGCTTTGATAATTATTTTTTTTAGGTTTATTAATATAATCATCATATATACAATCTAGTGTATTAAAATTTTCACATATGATATTTTTAATGCTATAGGCTATATCACTATTATAGTAGTCATTTTTGATATTATATATAATTCTTAGTCCATATATATCATATGGTATTTTTACTTTTTGTATTTTTGAAATAATGCGTTTTTTTGACTTAATACGTTTTTCATAAATAATATTTATATTATTTAGATTTAGATTATCATCGAATAATAAATTATTATTTATAATATTAATTATCTTATTAGTATTCTTTTCAAATAATTTATATGAAAAGTCTCTAAAATTACATATAATAAATAATATATAACACATTTGTAACATATTAGTTATTATAAAAATTATATTTATGATATAATACTATTAGATATGTAATAATATTTTAATTTAAATATTTTTTTTTACTTTTAAATAATGTTACAAAATTTGAAAGAGTTACATGACAAAAACAATTTACCAAACTTATTATTATATGGAAATAACTTGATCGGAAAAAAGACGTTGTTAGAACAATTATTAGTATATATTTATAAAAATTATAAAAATATTGAAAACAATACACTAATATTGAATTGTAGTTTAGGAAAAGGAAATATTAAATTTATAAGAGATAATTTAAGATTTTTTGCAAATACAATAATTCATAAAAATATAACAAATTTCAAATCTATTGTATTATTAAATGCCGATAGTTTAACCTTAGATGCGCAATCTGCGCTTCGAAGATCAATTGAAATATATAGTAATACGAAATTTTTTATTGTAACAGCAAACAAGTCAAAAATTATTAAACCAATATTATCTAGATTTTGTGAAATTTTTTGTAATATTAACAATATGAATTATATTTATAAGTCATTAACATTAACTAACAATAACAATAACAATAATAAATGTAATAGCAAACTTGTAGTAATCATAAAAAAATTAAATAATGCTATGAAAGATTTAGATGATTGTTCTAAAAATAACCTATTAATTAATTATAGTTCATTAATATATAATAAAGGCATTAGTGCTAATGGTTTATTAGAATACTTTACAAATTGTTCAAGTTTTAAATCGGAGTTATCAAAATTTATATTTTTTTTTGATATTTATAAAAAAGAAATAAGATCTGAAGAATTCTTAATATTTATTATATTATATTTTTATAATAATACTTGTACTATTAATTTTTCAATATTTAATAATATTTAATAATATTTAATAATATTTAATAATTAAACTATTTAGTTTAAATTTTATTTAAAAAATAAAATTTAAACTATAAATATGGATGATTATAGTTTATCAACAATAATTGAATCGAAGAATGAGTGGTGTGCTAGATTAACAAATACTTTAACTCCTTGTATAATTGAAGGTTTAAGATCGGTTTTTTCAGAAGCATATAATGTTTGTCTAGAAAACGACGAAGAGTCCAAGTATTTAATGACATTCCAAAATTTTTTGAATAATATTCCAAAATGGAGTTCTGAAATAATTGAAAATGAGAAACAAAGAATAATTACATCAAGCGCGTGTAACTATTTAGAAGATTTATTATCGTGTGTTCATATTACTCAATTAAAATCATTAACATCTTCTCGTGTAGGATTAAAACAAAAAAAAATTAACATAGATATACCAGATTTGTGTAAATTTATACATAGAACATATATTAATGTTGCCCGAAAAGTGTATGTTAATATATATTTATTTGAAAAAAATATAAAACCATTACAAATACAAAAAAATAATAGAGACTTAGAACTTATAGTGAAAGAGTGTATTTTAAATACAATAAGAGAGAGCATTCCAATTGAACATATACTACAAATGTATTTAGACGAGACGCAAGAAACGGATGTTGAAGTGGAAGAAAAAAAAGAGATTGTTACAGATAAAGAAGCATTAGATAAATTAAATAAATTAAAAGAAGTAAAAGAATTAGAAAAAATTAAAAAAGAGACACTAGAAAAATTGAAAGAAGAAAGCAAAACAAATCTAAAGAAAGCACTTAAAAATGCTAGTAAAGATTTAAATGAAGACAATTTAGAAACATCCAAAAATAAGACTACTCCAAGCACAAATTCTTTAATATCAAAAATGGAGTCTATGTCTACTAATGATTCGGGTTCTGAATCAGAGAATGAATCGGCAAATGATTCTGTTATTAGTTCTGATAATGAATCATCTAATAACGAACCTAATTATAAATTAAAAATAGATAAGTCAAATATTAAAGAGGACATTGAAGAAATAGATTTAGATTTAAAAACTGAACTAGGTTTTAATTCTGAAAAGTTAGATTTAGATTTAGATTTAGATTTAGAAATAGAAGAATTAAAATAAACTAATTCGTTATATATATAAAATTCATTTATTTTATAATAATAAATGAATTTTATTATACCATCACTAGCAATCAGTATATTATTTATGATTTATAAAATAATAGATATGAAATATATAACCAAAGAAGAAACCACACTGAAAACTATAACAAAAGATAGTTTGATAGTTTTTTTATGTAGTATGCTTTCTATGTTTGCTTTGGAACAACTTAATATTAATGAAATAATAGGAAATTCTAAAGAATCCCTAACTGCTTTTACAAACGAACCAGATTTTTAATAATATATACATTCTATTGACATTACATAAATACAATATGTTCAACATATTATATTTAAAAATATACTACATAATGTATATGAATTAGCGAGTGATATTTTTTAAACCATAATTGGTAAGCAATCAATATTAAATATTGCTTCTGGGTTATTAATTTTCTTTTTGGCTATTACATAATTCTCAAATAGTGGTTTTTTCAATACATTTTGTGGAGTATGTTTATGAACATTGCGCGCTATCATTTTATATAATTTAAAATCAGGATATCTCTCAGAACCATCATTTTTATACAATATATTTTTATTTTTATCATCAAATACCCATTCAATCATTAATTTTTTAATAGGAGATTTCAATTTCTTAATATCTTCTAAATCATCAATAAAATAATCAAACAAACTACATCCTAGGCGACACAAATCAAAACTATAATTAGGGTCTAATCGTGGTTTATTTTCATTTAAATAGGGTTCGCAATTATATTGTGTAGCAGCATCTCCGTCTAGTGAATAACTATCACTACATATAAACTTATTTTTAAATCTATAAATTGCTCTTCCAAAATCAATGATTTTATATATTTTACCAAATGTAGGAACTTTATAATGAGTGTTGTTAAATTTATAATATAGATATTTTTTTTCAGTTACTACATAAACAATATTATTTGTATGTAAATCATTGTGAGTAAAATAGAAAACTTTTTGATATGTAATTAATGTAAACAATATTTGCAAAACAATAGATTCCCATTCATCGTCTTTGATTTTTTTACTAGAAATGTAAGAATCTAATGTATCATGACAGCATTCTAATACTATTATTTCAACAGGAAATTTGTCTATTGAGCAAATTATTTCTTCATCGCCATAACTATCTTCACTATTTGATTCGTCAGATTCGGTTTTATTTGAGTCTAATGATTCGGTATTTGATGATCTAGAAGAACAAGAACTAGAATTAGTTGATTCATTTTTACTGGTATTATGATTACTTGATTTAGTGGATGCTTTATCTAATATTTCTACATTTTCATATGTCAGTTCTAATTCTTGTACTATAGTTTTATTTTCTAAAGAATGTTGTTTAGTAATAGTTAAATCCTCAATTAAATCCTCAATTAAATTATCGGTTAAATCATGAATAGTTAAATCATCAGTTAAATCATCAGTATTAGCACTGATTAATAATGCTTTTTTATATTTATTACTTTTACAAAAAATATTTTTTATTTTTTCATTTGCTTCAAGTTTAAATAGATTATCTCTATATTTATGAAAATGATCTGATTCATTTAAAAATTCTAAATCTTCAGAAATATTGACTTTAAAATTATTTTTTATTCCTAAGAAAGCACCATAATAATTTAATCCATTATAAAAACTATAGTTATTTAACAGGCAACTGGATAAAAAAGAAAAAAATCCATCAATATATGCTGAGTTATTTGGATCCAATATTTTTTTATACTTTTTATGATATTCGCTAGTACTATTTATATCATCACTGCTATAAAATTTAGGTAATTCTAAAATATTATAATCATCATCATATTTGCCCAACATATATTTAACCGGATCTATTAAGGGACTAAACTTTATAAAAATATCTTTGCTACATTTATTATTACACATATCACATATTTCAGCAACAAATTTGTTGTAATTAATTTTCTCTACTATATTTCCTAATTTATAACTATTATTTAAGTTAATAGTATTGTAATTGTTGCTATTTAAATCAAAATAATTATTATATAATGGAAAATAATTTTGGACATTTGATATATCTAAAGAATTAATGTTGCTAATTGTTTCAAATAGTTGCTTGTTGTTGTTTTTTCTATAGTTTAATTCCATTTAATAAATTAAAAATAATTATTTTTCTTATTTATAACACAAATAATAGTTTTAAATATTACTAAATATATTATTTAATTTTTGTATTATTTAATTTTTGTATTATTTAATTTTTGTATTATTTAATTTTTGTATTATTTAATTTTTGTATTATTTAATTTTTGTATTATTTAGTTTAAATCTTAGATTATATAATATTATTATTAAACAATAATAATGACATTAGAATTAAAAAAATTTGATATTAAAACAATTAGTTTTAGACCAGATGAAAATAAAGGACCGGTCATTGTTTTAATTGGTCGTCGCGATACAGGTAAATCATATTTAGTTAGAGACCTTCTTTATTATCATCAAGATATTCCAATAGGAACTGTTATTAGTGGAACTGAAGCAGGTAATGGTTTTTATGCTGAACATGTTCCCAAACTTTTTATTCATGATGAATATAATACTGCTATTATAGAAAATATTTTAAAAAGACAAAAAACAGTATTAAAGCAAGTAAAGAAAGAAATAGAAGTTTATAAAAAATCAAATATTGATCCGCGTGCGTTTGTTATCTTAGATGATTGTTTATATGACGGTAGTTGGACTAAAGATAAAATGATGCGTCTCCTTTTTATGAATGGGCGTCATTGGAAAATAATGTTAGTAATAACTATGCAATATCCTTTGGGTATTCCTCCAAATCTTCGCACAAATATTGATTATGTTTTCATATTAAGAGAACCATATATAGCAAATAGACGACGAATTTATGAAAATTACGCTGGTATGTTTCCAACTTTTGAAAGTTTTTGTCAAGTAATGGATCAATGTACAGAAAATTTCGAATGTTTAGTAATAAATAATAATTCTAAATCTAATAAACTACAAGACCAAATTTTTTGGTATAAAGCAGACCACCATAAAACTTTCAAATTAGGTTCAAAAGAATTTTGGGAAATTAGCAAAAATTTAGACTCCGACAATGAAGAAGAAATGTATGACCCAAATATACGAGATAAGAAAAAAGGACCTAAAATAAATGTTCGCAAAACAAAATGGTAATAACTTATTTATAATATTTTATAATATTTTATAATATTTTATAATATTTTATAATATTTTATAATATTTTTTTTATAATAAATATTATAAATTTATTAAGAAATTAATTGTAGTATTACGCAGTACTTTTAGTTGGTTTAGAATCAGACTCTGGCGCAGTTATTGATATGTCTTTTTCTTCTTGTGTCATTGCTTTTTCAGCACGTTCTTTTTGTCTTTCTAATAGTTCTCCTAGACCATGATCGTTATCTTTTTTTCTTCCTACAATAACATCTTCGGCATCAAATAATTCCTTACGCAAATCAGCAGTAGATACATCATCATCTTCCGCGTCGCCAAAAAGTAAATTTTTACCAGGAACATCCATTCTATCCGCATTTATTAAATTACCCTCTTCATCAATTGTTTGCATTAATTTATTGCCTTCTTTCTGGGCTTTAGCAATATTTTCTTGGATTGCCTTCTTTTTGCTTTCTTTTACGCGTTCTTTGAACTGTTCTTTAGAGATTTCATCATTTTTCTTCTTATGACTCATAAGTTCATTTAAATCTTTTTCTAAATACTCAACGCGTCCTGTTTTATATGCTTCGGGATGAAAAGGCATCCACATACCGACGGCACCCACATAAACATCATGGTTTGGGTCTTGTTCTCTTAACATCTTACATCTCATTTCGGCTTCTTCTTGCGAACCAAATACTCCTCGTACTTTAATACCTCGTGTGTTTGTTTGAAATTCATGTAATTCATTATATTCTTTTTGTAATTGTTCTTCTTTAGCATCAATATATGTTTTATATTCATCGTCCAATGAAGTTAAAAATAAATTCTCTCTTTCCTCCTCTACAAATTCCTCCATGTCCTTACTTAATTTATTAAAATCTAGATTGTATTTGTAGGCTAAGAAATTTAAAAATTGTGTATATTTTTCAAAAGTTTTTTTAAACTCGAAGTTTTTTAAAAATTTCTCAAAATAAAATAATTCTCTATTTTTTATATGGTCTTCAGGAGAAATAAAACTTAAGCAAACATATTTTTGACCACCTAAAGGCTTGTCTTCGTCTAATAAATCCACATACTTTGCTTTTTCTAAGTTAGGCGAATATTTATCTTTATCTTTATCTTTAGAAGATTTTTTATTAGACATTTTATAAAATACTATTTTAATATGATTTTAAGTATTTTTTATTTAAACATTATATAATTTTTTAAGAATTTAAATTATATATTTAGGTAAATTAAAAATTTTAAATTGTATATAAATATAATTTTTTTCTAAAGTACTATTATAAAACAAAATGGATTTCAGTATGGGTGAATTAGTAAAAAGAGCTGTAAAATATTTGATTGAAGGTTTGATGGTTGCAATAGTTGCTTTTGTCATTCCACAAAAACCATTGAAGGTGGAGGAAATTGCTATTATTGCTTTAATGGCTGCTGCTACATTCTCTATTTTAGATACTTTTATTCCAACCATGGGTGTAAGTGCTAGATCGGGTGCTGGTTTTGGTATTGGTGCTAACTTGGTTGGTTTCCCAAGAATGTAAATCTAATATCTTACATATATTAGTAATTATGTTGTTTAGTGTTATTATTTATAATGTAAATATATTTACTAATAATGTAAATATATTTACATTATTAGTAAATATATTTACTAATAATAGTAAGAACTGCTATTATGAATAGAATCAAACCTCTAGTAGGTATTTTACCTAGTCCTTATATACAAGACCCATATACTAAAAAACAAATAATATCCAATGAAATATTTATAACAGCAGATATAATAACTTTCTTAAAACAAAATTCAATTGATTATATTATAATTCCCTACACTATTACAAAATTTGAATTAAATAAAATATTACCTGACTTAGATGGTTTTTTATTCTCATCAAGTCATAAAGGTAATTATTATAATAATAAATTTATAAAGCAACATTTTTTTAAACAAAAATATATAGTAAAAAAAATCAAATTACTTGCCAAAAATAATATAATAATACCAATTTTATCACTATGTCATGGTTTTCAAAATATGATTTTGATTGAAAACAAATTTAATTTAACAAATAAAAATATAAAAAAAACGTTTATTAATGTTACCTCAATTAATAAAACAATACCAAAATTCGCGAATACTAAATTAGGTAAATTATTTAAAAGCAAGTTTAATAAAACAAAGAAATTATATCATAGTCATAAACTAGCATTGAATTCAAAATATGAAATAAAAAATTATGAAGTTATTGCTACTAGTTTAGATAAAAACAAAAAAGAATTTATAGATATAGTCAAGCACAAAAAATATCCGTTTTTCGGATTTCAAGGACATCCCGAAGTAGAGAATACAAAATTATTTGCGCCTTTTATTTCATGTGTTAATACTAGTTTTAATAAAAAACCCAAACCAAAATTACTAAATAAAGAAATATATGACAAACTTAATTTAGTAAAATTAAACTCTAGAAAAATAAAAAAAAAATTATGTAATAAATTTAACTTGGCATCAAAAAGACATAAAATCTGTAGAATATTTTACAAAGTATAATTTAACTTATACCAAAAGATATGTTAATGAGTTTTATTTTTCTTTGTATGCCTGATACCTGTTTTTGTATTTTTCTTTGATTTATTTTTTTCTTCATATATTTCTTTTGGTATATATCTAAAAAAATTTATATTATATAATTTTGAATTGCGCAACACTTCTTTTTTTCTAATTTTGGCATACAATTTTGCCTTATCTTCTCTTATATCTTCTAGAGTTTGTTGCTTTCCATAACACAATATACTAAATCTTCGCAATAAACCTTTTTGTTGAAGGCGATTTTTCAATTGAACTTTAAATAAATATTCAGCAATACATAATAATCTGTTTTCATCATAATAAGGTCTATTAGCATATATAAATATTAAATAAAAACTTAGTATAGTATCTATTGTGGCTACTTTTATTTTTTGTCCATTAATATTTATTAAATTATAACTATGACAGGCTAGTGGTTTATAAATGAATGCTATAACATCATTATTTACATTAATTTCGTAATGAACTTCAAGATATCCACCTATAGGTTTTTTTTTGAAAATTTTTACTTGTTTATAACCTTCATAATGTAATTGTTCTTTTAAAATGGTCGCACAAGACTCGGGATTTTCACTTAATACATCAAAATCAGGAATATTAGAAACCTGCTTTTGCTCTTTATATGGCATATATTTACTATATAATGTTGCTGCATAACCTCCAAAAAAAACTACACCTTGATTAATAAATGATGTTCTGGTAATTTCATATATTTTATTTTGATCTTCTTGCGTTCCTTCATAGTGCCTTTGAAAATCTTGCTTATCGCATAATATACCTTTTAATGGATAATTTTTATTCAATAATATAATACGTTTTAATATTTTTTCCCATCTAGATACATCTCCCATTGGGCGAGATAATTCGAGATACATTGCCATACGTAGAAAATTAGGCGGGCAATAATTAATACCATTAACTTTGATTGCTTTTTTTGAAACGTTTTGAAATAATTTTTTATCTAATAAAGTAATATCGGCTATTGGTACAAAATTTACAAATACTTTATATGTTCCACTATGAACTCCTGATTTGGCTTCTACTTCTTCATATCCTGCTTTATAATATATATTGGCTAACTCTTTAGCGTATTCCGTAGCATAAGGAGAAAAAAAATCGTAATCGGGTATTTCAATATTTTTATTATAAAATCTATATTGTTCTGGAAGTATATTATTTATGGCAGTTCCACCATAACATAAGATTTTATGTGTTCGCATGAAAGTTTCTAAAATTTCAATAATATTCTTAATATTATCTGATTGAACCAATTTTTTTCCAATCATATATGTAGCATTATCTATAGCATTTCTTAGTATTTTTAACTCTTTTTCTTCAAACGACTCTTTCATATATTATTATGATATATATTATAACAATATTTTTATTAAAAATATTGTTATAAATATTACAATATTTTTAAATTTATTTATTGTGTGCCAAATTGTTGTGTTAATCCTGCTGTAAGATTTGCCGACGAAGAACTATTCAACGCTATTCCGCTTGAAACAGCAAGCGGTTCTGGAGAAACATTTAGTCTTGACTCTGTAATTTCTTCCTTGGCGGTTTCAAACTCTTTTGTAAGTTCAGCTACAGATTTTTCACAAGACATGTTTATTATCAAATTATAACTAATAGAGCAAATTAATATACCGGCTAATATGAACCATACTGCTTTGCCTATAAGTTGCTTTATAACTAATAATCGATACAATTCAAGTAAGTAGTCTTTATTAATAGTAGTATCGGGTTTATTGATTACATTAATAGGAACAGCATCTTTAGGTCGACTACGAAGCAAATTGCTAACTCTTATAATAGCACCACCCTTTAATTGTTCATTAGTAGTAGTAGTAGGTCCATCGGGACTAGCATCAGCAAGTTCGGGTTTAATACCGGGTTTAATACCGGGTTTAATATCGGGTTTAATACCGGGTTTAATATCGGGTTTAATACCGGCAGCATCACTTTTTGTCTCATTACCACTATGAATATCCGGTATAATAATATTAGATTTAACAGCATCTTTCATATTCTTAAAAAAATCAATAAACTCTATTAGATCACTACTTATTTGGTTAATGAACTTTGTTTTATTGCTGTTCATATTAGCGATTGCTTTAACGAGTTCGGGATTTCCTGAAGCTTCCTCTCCTGTTTTAAATATATTGCCATAAGTTTTTTCAACACCTAAAACAACAATAACAAGATAACCAATAGTATTAGAAAATGGACTTATCCATCCGGGAAACAAATATAAAACACCATATAATGTGATAAATATAATTATCCAAGGTAATAAAGTAATTAATAATATATAACCCCATTGAATTGATTGATTACACATTGCTTTTGAAATAGTGACATTAATAAAATATGAACCAACTATTACTACAAGTATATATATAATATTATGTATATAATATTCTCGGCGTGCTGATATAGCACTAATATCTTCTGCGCTCCTAATATTAGAGATAGTTAAACCTATTAGAAAAATTGTAATACCTATAAAATACATTGTAGTACTACCTGGGTTGGGTAGGGAAGTTTCTGCCATATAATTTATAGATATAAATTATTGTATTAATAAAATTGTATTAATAAAATTGTATTAATAAAATTGTATTAATAAAATTGTATTAAATTTAGTAAAATATGAAAAAATATAATACACCACTATTATTATAATAATAATAATAATAATGAACTTCAATATTTTAGACTACACCAATTTTACATTAAATAATTCAACAAATTTACATAAAACAAGTGAAAAAAATACATCTGAAAAACCAAAGTTGGTAGATAATGGTGTTAAATATTTTTTCAAAGAAATATTAAAAGGATGTCATAACTATAAGCAAAATAATTATAATACTTTTTACAATATTTCAATGTTATTATTATTTGTTATAGTTTTAGCCTCAATATTATATATGCGCTACAAAGGTAATAAATCTAGTACACAATATTATGAAAAAAGTATGAAAGATAAAGACTATATTATGTCTAAATTAATATATTATAATCGTCAAAATATTGACAATCAACAAAAAATAAAAAACAATATGATAACAAATTTGCCAGATTACGGTAATCACGTTGAAGCCAACTTATTACATAAAACAATATATTTCTCTTAAATGTATTGTGTTTTTATAAATTTATACTTTCAAAATTATAATATATTATTAAAATATAACTTAATATATGGCATCAATTCCATTAACTAATTATTATGAAGAATTAGAAGAATATTATAAATTAAAAAACAAATATATGGTACTAAAACAAAATAAAAAGACAGAACTAATGGGTGATTATGGTAAAGATTATGACCAAAAAAAACAAATATTGGCAAAATATAAACCAAAATGTATAAACTGCAAACAAGACGGGGGAACAATTTTTACAGAAACCCTCGAACTATTGCGAGCAACTTGCGGTAATACTTCTAGTCCGTGTAAATTAGATTTATCAATAGCAAGAAAAAAATTTATACCAATTACTGAAAAATTATTATCAACTCATAAGAATTTAGAAAACTATAAAAAAAATATAATAACTACAAAATTAGACTTCCTTTTTAATTATATTGAAGAAGAAAAAGCAGTAGAATTATTTGAAACATTGAAACATCAATTAAATAACAGTCAAGAAAGTTATAACAATTTAGTTAATTTATACAATTCAATAACGCATAATGAAGAATTAAAACAATTAATACAAGAAAAAATACAAGATTTTGAAATTAATAAAAAACAATATAGTGATGCTTTAGAATTATTTAAATCATCTGGTGAAATAAGTTATTTAAAAAGTGCGGTTGAAATACATAACAGCAAACTCGCACCATTGGGTAATGAAATAATGAAATTAAAATACAAATCGTCGTATATAGAAAAAAACGAACATGATCAATTTCTATTTTTTCAAAATAGTTATAATTTAGAAGATTTAATAATAGAATTAACTAGTAAAATTTAATAAAAAATTATTTTCAATAATATATTCAATAATATTTTCAATAATATTTTCAATATTATTTTCAATAATATTTTCATAATTAATAAAAATATTATTACCAATAAAAGTATTATGTTATATTAAGTAAATTAGATGGGCAACTTTTTTACAAATATACAGCAAAAATTTCTTGGCGCAACTAAATACATAAATATTACTATATTTTTGATTACATTTTTACTGGGTTTAATATATATTTATTGTTTTGACTACAAAAGAAAAGTGGAAGTATTTCCAACACCTCATAATATTGATAAAGTAGAGTATAAAGATGAGGCAGAAAATTGTTTTAATTATAAAATAAAAGATGTCAAATGTCCCAGCGACAAAAATAAAATAAAACTCTTACCTCTATAATTTCTAACACTTAATTTTAATATTTTAATTTTAATATTTTAATTTTAATATTTTAATTTTATTATTTTAATTTTAATATTTTAATTTTAATTTTAATATTTTCTTTTCTTTGTATGTCTTTTAAATTTTCTTTGCGACAATTTTCTTTGCGATTTACGTTTCTTATGTTTTTTTCTATAGCCTCCTTGCAATCCTTGCAATCCTGGCAATCCTGGCAATCCTGGCAATTCTGGTGGTCCCGATCTTTGTCTCTTAGGTTCTGAAGCAGAACCTGGGTTATCTCGTCTGACCCCTTGTGTTTTGGCAGCTTGTAGTAATTTAAATTGTTCATTCTCTCGTACTGTTCTCGCAAAGTTTTGATTATCAGTTGAAACACTAACTGCGGGCAAATGGTCGGATGCTAGAATAAAGTGGGTTAATAAAGTTTTATAAGCATTGCCTGTACCATCTTTAGATTTTAGTTTTTCAATTTCTGTATCACTGAATATACCAGTTAAATCTATTTCTGGATTAAATACTGTTGTTTCTAATGGATTAGGAAGACTACTTCCTGTTCCATCCCCTTGAAAATCATAATTTGCAGGATCTATAATATTATCATGTTTCCTGATATCTTGTGAAACTACATAGTCTCTTAGCGTTTCATCAGTTAGGGCAGTTCCTTTTGAAATTTGAGATAAGAATAGTGTTGGTGGTGAACTGGTAATGCGTGGTTCAGTTTGAACACTGCCATCTGCGTCAGTCATATATCTACCAGTTCTTACAGAATTTCTATTTGCACAACAAGTTTCAGGCATGAGTCCAAACCTTGCTTGTAGTGTTAGAGTAGTTCCGTCAACCATAGTAATAGAAATACCTTCATCTGTTATTAGGTCTAGTAAAAAACGGGATCCATCATTGAAATCACCAGAAAATATAACTGTATAATTGTTACTTGTTAAGAAACTTTTTATCTCATCTTCTGTAAAAAAAGCTTTTAATAATATTTTTGCGTTTTTATTTATTACTTCTAATGTTGCTGCTGCCCATATTTCAAAATCGTCTATGTGTTTTTGTTCTGTAGGATTACCCAAATATTTTTCTAATATTGATAGTATATATGGGTCACCTCTCTTAAGAGCAGACGGATTTGGTATATGGCAATTAAAATGTAATGTATATATTGTACCTTTTTCGTTTGTACCTTCTTCTCTAACAATTAGTGCCATTGGTCGTGCTGAATCAACCATTCCATTAGCATTTTTTAATATTTTATAATCGGTATATATTTTATCTATTCCTAAATCTACAATAGCAACTTTGGTTGAACTAAACCAAGGGCGTAATCTCTCTTCTTCAAACACGCCAGTAATAGTGTGTGTATCTCTATAGTTTCCAAGCTTTTCGTTGGGTATTACATATCCTAATCCCGCATTAACTATACCAGCTTGAACTCCGTTTGCTAAAATTACTGAACTAACTTGACCTATTTCATTATTCATATACCCTAAATACTCATCAGTAAGATTCAATTCTTGTAATGCTAGTGCACAATATTGGGTGCTTTTATATTGTTCCATAAATTTAGCCACTATTCTACAAGACATTTGAAAAAATTTTATATAATTATTTGAAATAAAGTCTTGTAATGTCGACGGATCTGGAATTTTATCGTTCAATAAATAATATAATTTCTTTGAGCGTAACGCTATAGAACTATTTTCACTTGCCGGTCCCTCATAAAAAACTTTAGCTGATGCTACAAATGATGTATTAAAAGCACCAACAGCTAACTCACTAATAGGTGCGCTCCCACCTCTCATATTCCGTTTCTTTGATTGTCTTCTTTTTTTTCGAATACTTTTTGAAACACTCATTTATATATATAGAATATATTTTTTTCTAAACATAATATTTTATATTTTTTCTAAATATAAAAATGGTTTTCTAAACATAAAAATATAAAAATATTTTTAAAAATTTTATTAATATTATTATATAATAATACGCTATGATTAAAAATATGTTAAAGAATTTATTACACACAAATATAGGAAAAATTATATTGTCCATATTATTAGGTTTAGGTTTATCCACAATTTTTAGACAAGTATGTAATTCAAGAGATTGTTATAAATTTATTGGTCCAAAACACAACGAATTACGAGACAAAATATTTGCCAGTGATAGCGAAAAAACAAAATGCTACACTTTAGTAGAAGAAAATATACCTTGCGGTTCTAAAAGTAAAACATTAGAATATTCAACAAGTTTTACATAATTACGTTATCTTCAATATAAATTTCCATGTTTATTTTATTTTATTTTATTTTATTTTATTTTATTTTAAATAAGATATATTTAAATAAATTTTATTTTATTTTAAATAAGATTTATTTAAATATATATATATTTGACTAATAATTAATATGACAATTATT